CTCTATGGAGAAAAAAACAGTAAAAAATAAGAATATGCTATTTGCACCAACTGAATCCAAAGTGCATTACATTAAGGTTGCACCAGATTCAGACGAATACCTTAAGGTTTGGATTAAAGAGCCGACATTCCTACAATTGGAAAAGGCACAGGCCAAACTCATTAACCTCAATTCAAGAACTCAAGACATTAGCCTTGAAATGGACACCCTTTTCAGATACCTATGGGAAGCGTTTGTAGATAAAACTGAGCCTTCTCTTACGGCTATTGAGATTTTGAGATTGAGTCCTTATGTCGGGAATCAGATTAAAGAAATTTTACCAGACCCCTTTGATTTAGAGGGGGATGAAGATTTAAAAGTGTCTACCGACGAGCCTTGAATGAAAATAAAGTAGATAGCCCTTTAGTCGCATCAAGGATAACTTTATATATCTTGGCTAAGGAATTTAATATTAGTCCCGCTGAGGCGTATTCGATGCCTTATAGCATGGTAAGGGACTTTATGATTCTTTTTTCAATTCAGAAAGAAGAAGAGGCTAAACATATGGAGGGTATGAGAAATGGACTCACTAAGAAGAAGTTTGGATGATTTTAAAAGCCAATTAACAGATATTACACAATTGGCTATGGAGGCTGATGAGGCTTCTTCAACTTTGGTTAATAGGGTAACTAGACTTTCTGGTATTTCTTCTCAAGGCGGTATTATACGTTCTATTATTACTAGATTTTCAACAGGAACAGGTCTGTTTGAAGTAATGCAGAGACTTACTTCTGTGCTGTTAATATTCAGATATTTTGATAAGGCGGCTGAAAATAGAACAAAGAGGGAGCAGGAATTTAACACTTTGATGAATAAAAGGGAAGACATTTTAAAAAGAATGGCTAAACTTAAAGTGGAGGATTTGAATGCTATTGACCGTGAGGCTATTTTGCAAGATAAATCTATTAAAAATAGAATTAAGTTTTTGGGGGTAGAAAAATCAATTCTAAAAACTAGAGATGATTTAGAAAGGGCTACTAAAAAAATGAGAAGGGTAGGGGATAAAGCACTAAGGGGGGAAACTGCTCGCTTTCTAATAAATCAAAGAGACCCCGAAATTTTTTCTAAAATGGGTATAACTAACCCCTTTCAAGAAGAAAGTTTGGATATAGCACAAATGAGATTAAAAGAAAAAGAGATAATGGGCTACGGTGAAAGAATTAAGGCTGTTAAAAAAACTAAAATTGCTAGAGGTGAAGATGGGAAGACCTTAAGAATGAGAGAGAGGGCTTTAAAAACAGAAATAGATAGTGGTATTGGAACTTCCGAAGAACTTAGAGATAAGAGAAGAGAAAGAGATTCGATATTGGCTGCTTTAGAAGGTATAGATAAAATTGTTGAGGATTTAAAAAATGAACAATTATTTTTAATAGGGGAACTTAGAGAGTCTGTAAATACACTCAATGAAACTAGTCCTGATAGAGAAATTGTAACCCTTAGAAGTGATGACGATAAATCGTTACAAGACGATGCAAATAAAAATCAACTAGAGTTAATTGAAAATGTGCAACAATTAGGATTCTTTGAAAAATTAAAAATTAGAAGAGAAAAGAATAGAAAAAGACTTCAAGAATTATTAGGACATTTTATAGATAAAATAAATAAAGTTCTTTCTGTAACCTCTATGATGCTTTACGTTAGGTTAGGTGCTGTTGCCTTAACTGTATTTATGTATTTCTCCACTATGTTATTTATGCTTGGTGGGATTGTGTTTGCATTACACCAAACAGGGTTCTTTAAAGAAACTATGAAATATTTTAATAAATTCCAAGATGTTTTAGATATTAACCTTTTGGAAACTTTTATTGGTGGCGTTTATGATTTCTTTGGCGGTTTGTTTAGTGTCTTAATGAATGTAATAAATATCCTAGTTGCCCTATTTACAGGCGATAGCACTAAATTAAAAGATAATCTTAATAATTTGTTTATAGAAAATATACCAAAAATATTGAGTGGTTTAGGAAAAATAATGTTCACGATAGGAATGACATTGGTGGGAATGGCCGTATCTGCAATTACAGGACTAATTTCCTCAATTATGGGCGATGCTAAATCTGGCGTAGGTAAAGTTGGTGGTTTCTTAGGCGGTGCTGCTGGTGCTATTGGTGGTGCTAAATTAGGTGCTTTTATTGGAAGTGCTTTTGGACCTGTTGGAACGGCAATAGGTTATGTGGCAGGAAGTTATCTAGGTGCTAAAGCAGGTGGTCATGTTGGCGTTGCAACAGGTGATTTCATAGCGGGTGGAGGTAATGCACAAACAAGAAATCCGAATCTACAACCTGTAATGGGTTATTCAATGGGCGGTATTACTCCATATAGTGGAACATTTTTGGTTGGCGAAAGAGGGCCAGAATTAGTTTCACTACCTGGAAATTCCAAAGTATTCAATAATGCTGATACTTCAAGAATGATGAGTCCCACAATTAACATCAATGTAACGGGAAGAGTAGGTGCATCAGATTCAGAACTTAACGATATTGCCCGTAAGATAGGGCAAAAGATAAATATTGAAATGAACAGGTATAGTTCAAGCGGACTGAGGGGTTAATATGGTAAATAGTAGAACAGTAATGAGTAATGCAGGAACAGACGGATATGGTTTAGACCACACAGTTTTTCTTCAATTTTCAGCAGGTAACGATACATCTAATGGTGCGTTGTCAAATAGAGTTATGTTAAAGGCTGAGGATGTGGGAATAAGCACAAGTAGACAAGTTCCGCAAATTCCCATTCCCTTTTCTGGAACAGTTACAGGTGAATCTACTGCTTTAAGTATTGACTTAGGTGTTGCTAGAAAATCTGTTTCCATAAATGGTATTATTACAGACCAAATTATTAAAAAGAATATTGATGGAACAGAAGTGATAGTAAATCTTACTGCTTATGAGGTTGCCCAATTAATGCACTCAGCAGTAGACGCTTCTTCTTTTCAAAGAAATCAAAACTTTTCTCGCCTATTTATTCTATATCCATCTAGGGTTGGGGATAATTACGGGTATAGAGCAGGGATAGCGCAAAATACTGCACAAGATTTATGCCCTTTAGTTCCATTTGACTACAAATCGAGAGCCTTAGATGCCTCACCCGCCCAAATTGGCTCTTTCGCATCAGATGACGAAACATCTAGCGATTACAGGGGTATCACGGGAGTAGTAGAACAATTTAGCACTAATTTTATTGCAGGGCAACCTTATATTGGCTTTAGCCTAACATTTACGCAATCATTTGTTTTCTCAGGTTGATTATCATGACATATACAGTATTTTCTAAAGATAGGAAGTCGTTACAGTTTCCTGTAATGTGCGATGGGTATATTACCATACCTAGACATAGTGGAACTGCCCCTAATCAAGAAATAGGGTTATGGGGTTTAGCAGGTGGGTTTTCTTTTGAGGCAATTGTTACACCATATGACGTTAATGGTAATCCAAATGTATTTTCCGCTACTCAAAAATCCCTATCAAGGGGAACAAAGGGATTAAATTATATTGGGGCATCAGATAGAAAGGATATGTCTTTGACCCTATTTCACAATACTAATTTTACAATACAATTAAAAAATAAAGAAACTTCTAATAATCCAACTTTACCTGCCGAATATTCTATTTTTGTTACTATGACAATTAATAGTTACACTACCACTTTAGAATCTTCTACTGTAATTACCTCTTCATCCATAGATGAGTCTTCTAGCGCCCCGACAAGTTTTTTATATTCTTCTCACGGTGCTTTTGCCAAAGAATCGGCAAGGGATGTTTCTAGTCATGATGTGGCCGCCAATACTATAACATTAAATGGTGCGCCAGAATTTGGTGCAGGATATGTTGTGTATAAAGATGACGGAACAAGTTTAGGCACAGTTACATCCGTTTCCACTAATACCTTAACAACGGATGGTTTTACTGCCACCCCCTCTACTGATATTTATTATTCTCTACCAAAAGAACCCGTTTATGCAGTAACGCCTCATCATATTGCTTTCAGTTATTCTACTGACGGCCTAATGCAATTATTTTACAATGGGGAAAAGGTGGCTACGACTAATCACGTTAACGGTGGTAATTTTTCATTCCATGCTTCTGATTGCTATATCGGTCAAACTCCCAACGCATCTACTTATGCTGAAAGAAGAAAATCTCAATTTATGGGTGAATATCATGAGTTATCTATTATGTCTGTTGAAAAAACTCAATTTAGAAGCACTAATACTTTATACCCATTATTTAAAGATACCCTGTTATATATGGATTTTGAGGAGGAAAATTTGAATGGCTGATGAATTATATGTTCTAAATGAGGGAGAAAGCGTTCCCTCAGATTTTACCGCTACTCCTACTGCGGGAACTTTTAATACTAAAACTAGTGTGAACCCTAGAGCAATTAGCACTAACGTAACATCTTCTTCCACATTAGGAATTAACTGTTATGAAATACACACTAATGACGAGGTTGCCTCAGGTGGTTTAGGTGGGGGAACTGTTGGTAGTAGTTTGCTAAATAGACTATTCCCCGTAAGCGGAACAGTAGCGGATTATGCTGAAAATGTATTAGAAAATCCAGGTTATAGAGTTACAATTGATACAGGAAGTTCAACGGGTTTATCTTTTGTAACTTCGGGAACTAATGAAAGAGATTACTTTATTGTTATTTATGCTGACAATACTAGAAAACATCATGTGGCTAAACTTGAAAAAAACGCTAGTGGAGATTTACAAACACAATATGATGGTAATTATTATAGTTATGAATTTACTCCTAGATTAAAAGAAAATATTACTAAGGGAACTAAAGTGGCAATTTATCAAGGGCCAAAAATAACGGATGATGTGGTGGCAGTAGGATATGGATTACTTAATCATGTAGATGATATTGTGGTTACAGGAATTACTGTTTCTGGTTCTACTTTTCCCGTATCTGAAGAAACAGCCACACAACTTAGAGTGGGTATGACCTTAAGTTCTAGTAGACATTCAGCAGGAACAACAATATCGGCAATAGAAGGCACAGTAATTACTACAAACCCTACTGCTTTATCATCAGGTGGTAGCACAACAATAACATTTATTGTAGAGGAAAGACATGATAAATATGTGGACATTAGTAGGCCAACTTTTTATTTTTATAATAACGATAAATTGGACAATGACCGCAAATATAAATTATTTAAAGCGACTACCAATGTGTCAGGTGTTAAACAATCTGTATTTAAAACTGCATCAATTTCATCGGATGTAATTATAGATAAAGGGTTCTTTACACATCACGGTGATTTAACCGATAATAATAGGGCAAATGATAATCTTTCTGCTCCGAGAGAAATAAATGCCTATAACGCACAAGGTTCTACATATACATTTGACAGAACAACATTTGCAGGTTCATCTAAAAATATTTATGATTCGGATGGTGGGTTATCCACATATATTACCTTTATAGATTCTCCTTTAAAAAATCAAATTCATTCTAGTCCTTTTTACATAAATGTCAATAAAACAGTAACCAATAAAGGTAATATGTCTACTATTAAATTTTTTGATGTTGAGAGAATATTGGATAAAAAGATTAACACTTATGAAAGATTTAAGATTAAGCAATTTATTAACGAAAAGAAGTTAGATAGTATTGCCAATAATGCATTACCTGGAACTTGCACTAAAACTACAACAACCACTTTTACAGTTTCTGGTCTTTTAGCAGGTGAAGATTGGAGAAAAATTTTAGGCGATTCATCATCAAATTATGATGTTGTTTTTATTGACGATGTTTATTACAAGATAACAAGTATTGCTGCACCTTCAAATGGAGAACAGGTAATAACAACGGGCGGAAGCAGGAGATTGACTGATGTGAAATTTGGAGCAATTGTCGGTGTTCAAGCATTTACTAATCAAACTGCGTATAGAAAAACGTGGTCGCCCATTGCAGAAAATTATATCGCAGGGCATAAAATTGATACTCAAATATCCTTTGCAGGTGATATTACTAGAAACGGTGTTGATGTAATCGCATCAGAATCAGATGTTAATGGGTTAGAATATTTGTTAGGAGATGCGAATAATACCGTAGTTGTAGAAATAGAGAAGGGAGATAAGGATTGCGGCTTTACTGAAATTACTTCAAGACCTGCATCAAACTTTTTTTCTGGTAAATATTTGACAGAAGCAATTACGGGTAATTTGGTAGTGAATATTCCAATTTTTGAAGGATTTGTAGAAACTAAAAAGGCTAGTGCTAACCAATCCTTTGAATTTGAAATAGTGGGTAGAGATTCAATCAATAAACTGTTGAACACTAGTTTGGATAAAAATTACGTTTTTAGTGAAGAATTTGTTTATACCACATTTAACCCACTTGTGGGTGATGTAACTGATAATGATGAATTAACAAATATAAGTCCAACCATTTCAGGATTTGGTTCAGATTCCACAGGGCCGTATATGGTTGTTAGCCAAGACCCTAGTAGCCTACTGAGTTATGGAGATGTGTTAGC